GTTCTAGGTATGCCTGTGGAAGCACACCATCAAACGATGCAGAAGCATCAAGCATATAAAGCTTAACATCAGCACTACCTGCAATAACCCTTGCATTACTTGGAACAAAGTCTGGCCCATTCCATAAGGTTAGGTCAGAAGCCCAGGGTTGTGAATCTTGCGCCCAGTTGCCAACTAGTCCATTATCAACAGGCCCATACCCAGCATGATTAATATTAGGCATCTGGCGTGTTGATACAGTCTTATCTTTGTAGTTATATACAAGTGATGTATCGCATGAAGTTGCACCGATTGACGGAAAGCATATATACACTTCATTAAAAAATGGGTTGGTAAACACAAAACACTTGATGACATTATCAACATCAATATTTTGAAATAACCAACGCCTTGTTGCCTTATCAAGTATAGATTGCGCAGTGCTTCCATCGTGAATAATTACGTCATTATTAGTTAATACAACATGAAACCCATCAATATCAGTAACACAATTGCGGTTCATGATTCCTGATTTATTAAATACCTTTGATGACTTGAATATAAAGTTACCACCAATATAATCTAGTCGCCATGTGCTGTTTTCTTTATACACAATAAAGGAGTCACGCAACTGCATACCATCAATAACAATATCATAACCCTCGGCAAGGTCAAACTCACCAGATAGGTTAGTTGGGTCTGTTTCATCCCATGTTGACGGTAATCCACCAGGGTCTGCTGGTTGTGACCACTTCACCATGTATGGATAAGTAGCATTTGCTTTGGTGACATTCAAGGCAATTAAGAAGTTCTTGTACGCCCTGATTGACTTGCAATACATATTGACAGGCCAGTTAGGAAGATTTACAAACTTTGATGCGTTACTAAGATTCCATGCCATTGGTGGAAAGTTACTGTCTGCTGCATTAATAACCGGAACACCGGAAAGCAATGTAGAGGTCCAGCTCATTGGATTACCAACACCACCGTTAATTAATGTTTCACCACTCTCGGCAGTAAGTGTTAACCCAGATTCTGTAATAAGGTCAAGATAAAACCCATTCCATGATGCATGGGTAATATCTGTGTGCTGTGATCCTGTTGGTGTATTGGTAACAGAAAATTGTTTGTAGTTAGATAAATAGACCCAATAACGATTGCCCTGAACATTACAAGGCAGTACATGGAGTGGTGCATAAGAAGGAGAGTTATAGACCTCGCCATGTCCTAAATATTGCAAGGCATAGCCATCTAAAAACCTAATATTCTTTGCGTCACTCCATGCATTAATTGGCATTTCAGACTGTGATAGGTCACGATTAAGACCTATCTGCCCTGTTCCTTTTACCTTAACTAAAGGCATTTATATAGCCTGACCTGTCAGTATTGCCTCTTTACGTCCTGCCGCCAAATAAGGAGCAGGAGGTGTCAAAGCTGGCAAAACATCTGTTGCCGATAAGTAGTCAAGTGTTTGGCTCATAGAATCAAGCGCCAGGTTAACTTCTGCTACCCTTTGGTCGCTGAACCTTGTCCAAAATACTTTTACTATAGCATCAGTTGAGTTTTGAATATACGCCTGTTCCTGTGGATAAAACAGCATCATAAACTGCACTGCTGATACTATTGGAGGAACAGGTGGTACAGGAACAGGAGCAGGAGGAACAGGCGGTGCGCTCCATGTTGAACCATTGTACAACCATCCGTTTTCAACATCTGCTGGCACAACAATAAACTCAGCGGCAACTGTTGGATAATAAATAGTGGCAGGGTCGGTTGTTGTTACATCAACTGCAACATCATTAACATTTCTAGCGTAATTAGTCATCTTAATAACCTTCTGTCCAATATAATACTACTGCGCCTGTTCCGCCATTGCCAGCGCTAGCGCCACCACCACCACCTAAACCGCCTATTCCAGCTGTACTACCGCCTCCACCGCCACCACCAAAACCACCAGAGCCACCTCGAATATCACTACCACCACCGCCACCACCGAACCCCCCATCTCCAGCGCTGTTACTAGGCCCCCCACCACCGCCACCACCAACTGCACCATTTGCACTTACTGAAACACCAAAACCACCACCTCCATTTAATGACTTAGTGATTAATTGTAAAAATGGTGAAATCAAATTTGTGCTTGTAGCTTGAGTTGTTGATGTTGCTCCTAATCCAGCAATACCTATTCCACCTTTAACCGCTCTTCCTTTTGATGCTGTACCACCGCCTCCAGCAGAAGCGCTTAAGACATTAAAACCAGCAAAACCAACACCACCGCCACCACCAAATTCGGATGCGTTTGTTGCCGCACCATTGCCACCGCCTAAACCCCCGCCACCGGATATTGCGCCAGCGCTAGTAGCATTGCCACCAACGCCCCCGTTGCCATAAAAAGAACCAGCTGCGCCACCGCCACTTTTTTCGGTGGTTAATGATGCGGCACTTCCACCATTACCCCCAGAAGCTGTCATAAACCCACGCAATAATGATGAGCCAGAACCTGTACCGCCAGTACCACCCACCAAATTAGAAGGAGCGGTTGTTCCACCTGTTGCAGTTAACACTGTACCAAATGATGAAGTTCCTGCTATTGCCCCAATTGTAATTGTAGGTAATAATTGACCCGGTATTACGTCAACAATACCAAAAGCAAAACCACCACCAGCACCACCACTAAGGCTATTGCCATTTCCACCACCGCCAAAAACAGCAACGCCAATTTGAAAGACGTTTTGTGGAACAGTTTCAGCGGATGTAGTTGTGGTGATTAATTTATATTGTTGCCATTCAGGAGGAGCAACACGAACAAATCCATTAGGTGGTAAGGGATAACCATATGTTCCTTTATTCATTAGAAATCACCTCCATAAGCAATAACTTTTACACCAGTTTGAGCAGTAGTTGTTGTTGCTCTTAATGAATAACCAGTTGGGATAATCATTGGCATTACATTAGGTGTATTATTTGTTGAAGTCACTGTACTAAAAGCAGTTGCAGTTGTACTTGATGTTACTGCAATGATTGGTATTTGTTGCCACAAATGATAGGTTGTGCCATTGTAAATAAAAAGATTAACAATGCCAGCAACAGTAGTTGCCACACCTTGAATCTCAATAAAATCAATCCTAGTTCCAGATGCGCCAGCGGTTATAACTGTTCCAACTGTTGTAGGCGCAGTTAATGAAGTATCTGCGGTTGTTAGTAGTGCCGCTCCAAATACCGGAGTTGCTGAATATTGTGCTGAAGTTGACATATTAAATAATTCCTTGTGCTAATAATAAATAATCTGGAATAGAAATTGATCCCCAACTGGCATTAGTGCCATTAGTTGTAACAAACTTTCCTGCGTTTCCTGCCTGTGCTGGTAGCGCAGAATTAAACGCTGTTGCAACAACAAAAGCACAAGTTGCTATTTGTGTTGTGCTTGTTCCAGGTGATGCTGTTGTAGAAATTGGCACACCAGAAAATGTTGGAGATAACATGTTCATTGCAAACGCTGTTGTTGCAAGATTAACCGTATTATCACCAGCCGTGCGTGTTAATCCTACCGCTGCATTAAGTGTTGTTAACCCAGTAACGCCTAAAGTTCCGGTAAGAGTTGTATTTCCTGTAACACCTAAGGTTCCGGCAAGAGTTGTATTTCCAGTGACTCCTAAGGTTCCGGTAATTAACTCATTACCATCAACAGTAAAGTTACCTGTTAACTTCTGATTTCCTGTCTTGCTTAAGAACTCCGAGCCACCTAATGTAACAAAATTAGTGCCGTCATACATTAACAGCATAGGATAACCAGCAACGATGTCACCAGCAGTAGGATCGGCACCAGCCATTGTTTTAATTGATCTAACACCTAATCCAGACACGTTAACCGTTAATGCACCAGTATTAGTAATATTTGCCCTATATAGCAAACATAACATAGGCGTGTAGCCAACTAGAGCTGTGCTAGGCGCTAAAACATGACCAGTTGCTGTACCTGTATCGGTTGCAGTTACTAATATTGCACCAGTGAAGCCATTTAAGGTTTCTTTTAGTATTGTCTTAACTAATCTTAAATGATCGTCACCCTGACTCTTTGGGTCTGATGATGTTGGGTTTGTAATAACCAAATCATTAATATAATTTCCGCTTTCTAGTGCCATTATTTACCCCTGTTTGGTTGCCATAGATGCATCTTGATTCCAATTTGCTGTATTGGCCCTATTTTTGTCTGCATTATACAATGATTCCATTCCGCTAACTAATTCTACATCTCTGATATAGGTTGCTGCGTAGATCAAACAGCAGTGTAAGTACATATCAGGATATGCAGTTAATAGGTCGTTGGTTGGATTGCTATCGCTTAATGAAGGAATTGTAGAGTTATACTCAAGCACAACATCATAATTACCATTAGGAATTGGGCCTAGCTTTAGCTTGTTATTTATTATTGCATAACTTTG